AGAAGCTATGTCTAAGCTAAATGCAGTTAATAAAAGAATAATGTCTTTAGAAGGAGAGAAGGCAAAGTTAAGTGCAAAAGGTAAAGAAGAGATAGAGAAGGCATTTGATTTTGGAGATAAAAAAGAAACTACTGACACTGAAGTTACTAAGAAAACTAAGCCTAAGACTCTTGAAGAGATAGCAGATGCTGTTGAAGCTGCAGGGCAAAGTCAAGAAGAATTAGCTAAGCAATTTGAAGCAGCACAAAAAGAACAGCAAGATGATTTTGTTTCTGATGAGGAAATAGATAGTGATGAGAAAAAAAGACAAGAAGATAATAAGCAAAGAAAGTCAAAAGAAGAAATTGAAAAAGATTTAACTCAAAAATATCTTAGACCTAAAGATGGAAGAAGCCAATGGGGGCTTGTTCCTGAAAAAGTTGATGCAGACCGAAAAGAACAAAGAGATAATGTTAGAGAATTGAGAGAGCTATTTACTGAAGTAACTGGAGATGAAAGCTATCATGATGAAAATTTATATATTAAAAAAATTGCAGAGGCTATGGCAGGCGGAGCAGTTCCTAAAAAGAAAGTAGCAAAAAAGAAGGCAGCCCCTAAACCTGCACCAGTAATAAATATAGATTTGGGAAGTGCTATTAATGCTGAGATAAGTGATATTATAGGGGATAAGGATGCTAATGATATAGGTGATGTACAAGAAGGAAGCTCTTTGAGTGAGGAAAGTTTAAATAAAATTAATGATGCAGTTGAAGAAAGTGTTGATGAGATTGTAAAAACTAATTGTCTTAAGGGGAATGAATAATGGGACAACAGGGAAACTGTCCAATACCTACAGTTGAAGGTTATTTAGAACATAATAAAGAAAATTTTCAAAGCCTAGTTGATAGATTGATAGCTGATAATCCTGAAATGGAAGCAAATGAGATTATGACTATTAATACTATATACAATGATTATATGAAGAAAAATACTGTTCTAGCAGATGCATTTAATTCATGGGCTAAAGATATATATCCAAATCATGTTATAGAAGCAGGGATAACTAGCTCTCTTAGTCCTAGAACAGAATCTGAGAAAAAGGCTATACTATTTGTTAGTGCTGTTTCAGAAGAATACATTAGTGAACCACCATTAGCACCAGCTATGAACGACCAAGAGTCCTCTGATGGAGAATATAAGGATGATGTAGCTACTGAGAATAGAGCATCTACTGAAGTTTATGCTGATATGTCAGGTGAGGAAGTTATAAAGGATATAGTTTTTTCTGCTATAGGAAAAAGAGTAAGTGATAAAGAGTATGCACAGATAGTAAAATTTGCAAGAGAAAATCCTGGTGAGAATGGATTTGAATCTTTTATGGATTATATGGTTGAAAAATGGCCAGAGATAGGATTTTTACCTGAAGACATGACTCCAGAAGATAGAATGATGTATACCATGTTCGGAGAGAAAGCACATGATAGGATTAAAGACCCTACGAAAGTAATGTCATTAAAGGCATTTCATAATAGCTTTGACCCTATAAATAAAAGAACTAGGACACAAAAGAAATATCATGTTATAACTAATTGGAATGGTAAGGTTGCACCAAAAGGAGACTTATATTTAATAGATAAACCTGAATTGAATTTAAAGACACAGAGAAAAGAGCCTACAATGCTTCCTGCTAGCTTCATTGACACATCCCCCTCTAAGCTTCCAAATGGGAATAAAGTTGGACAGGATACTGAATATATGTCCTTAAATGACTTGGTTGAATTGACGGAGAAAAAGGATGGCACATGGTTTGCTAAGCCATCTAATTTTGGGTATAGTGTAAAACAATTAAATGAAATGTTAAAAATACTAGCTAGAAAAGCTGGATTGACTATAGCTACTCTAAGAGGTGGTAATAGTGGTATGATTGTTCTTACAAAGATAGAACATTACTATAATAATTTATTTCCACAGCAACAAATAGAAGTATTAGCAGCTAAGTTTCCTGAGAAATTTCAAAAATATTTAAAAACACATAATAATAATATGATGAAAGCTGTTCTTAATTATTATAATGACTTAGTGAAGGTTTTAAACACAGAAGGAGTTGGTAGGGCTAAAGAAGAGGTTGCTATTGCTAATGCTATATTAAAAGCACATTCAGAGATAGCCATTGTTAATTATAAAAAATATATGCAAGAGCAATTGGATAAAAAATTAATAACTCCTGAAAAATATGAGGAGTTTATTCAAAATATATTTAATCTTCCATTGGAAGGAACTAAGGATAGTTATGGCTTGAATAGACCATATATATTTATGGGAGAGTATTTAGCTAGCATAATAGCTCGTCACGAATGGTTAAAAGCTGTAATAGGGAAGGATTATGTAGCTAGAGGAAAAGATGTAGAAGATATTTTCAATAGAATGAGGTTGCCATTGTCTGAAGGTAGTATGAATAGAGATGGCACTGATTCAGAAACTTTAATTTTAGATGAGTCTAATATACAATATAGAAATACAGAAACTGGTGAGATAATAGAAGTCAATCAAAATGTAGGATTAAAAGACGATGTCCCTATTGATGATGGTGCATTAGACATGAGCTCTAGAAAGATGGATGAGCATACAGCTAGTCTAGGTCGTCAAGCGACTAGAAATTATGAACATAATCCTAGAGAATTGAAGATAGCTCATTATGATTTAGTCCAAAATGAGGATGGTCAAGATGACTATATGATTTCAAAGCAAATGGCTTTTGTTGCTGAGCCAGGTCTTGAAATAATAGATAAGAATACTGGAAAAGTTTTAGCTAGATATGTTAAAAATCCTGATGGAAGTATTAGTATAAAAGCAGGGCCAGGTACAAATATTGCAGGTAAAGAAATAGATGAAGTTATGACACTTAATGAGAACAAAGATTCTACGGGCAAGTATTCTATCCCTGAGGGGGAATCTTATGTTCATGTAACCTTACCAGCTCAAGCTACTAGAACAGTTATACTACCTGCTACTAAGTCTCATAATGATGCTGCCTTAGGTACTACTTGGGCTAATACTTTCAATCAAGACACTCCTGCAGCAAATGCTGTGAGAGAAATTTTATTTAAAATCTATACAGATATAATGAATAAGCATTTAAATATACTTCATCGTGCTAGAGTAAGTCCTGATAGCTTGAGGAAATTAGTTAGATATCACTATAAAGTTTTAAATGATGCTACTACTGAAGTCCAACAATTAATTAATATGTCAGATAAGGGAGTGCATCATCCTAATAATTTAAAGATATTCAGAACTTCTATATTTAACATGCTAATTGCATCAGGTGCTTTAAAAGGAAGAATCACTATTGACAGAACTAAACCTAATTCTGTATCGGAAGGAATGTCTAGTACTCTAAAGCTTAAACAGGATAAGATGGGTAGAATAAAGCTAGGAGAAGATGGTGAAGCAGAGGGTATAATCTCTGGGGTAGATAATGATAGATTGCTTAATTATGTTCAAGACAAGTATCTTCAGGAGATATTAAAAAAGGAACAGATAGATGTTCAAGCATTTAGAGATTTATCATTAGAGGAAAGAATAGGTAAAATTAATAGTTTCCTAGAATCTAATGATATAATGGTTCAAGTAACTAGGCAACCTATACAGCATAAGGGTGGATTGTTATTTAGGAAATTATTGAAATTTGAACCTAATGCTGGTAATCAGCTTATAATGCATGTGAGAGATGTTGCTTTCCATTTACTTGCAGATGCGGATGGAGATACTGTAAGTATAGCTATATTGCCAAAGCCTGAATTAGCTAAAGAATTAATGAATGCTATGAAGTCTGATGCATTTTTACTTGAAAATTTTACTGCAGATTTAAATATCTTTGAGCATGCTCCCAAAACATCTCCAGCATCATATGTAGGATTTACAGAATCTATGGTAAGCTCTATACAATTTCATGCTGCTCAAGGAGTAGTCTCTAATATAAAGACAATAGCATCTGTTATGGAAATGAAGTTGGGAGATAATCCAATTAAACTTAATGATGGAACTAGTATTAAAATAGTAAAGGCAGATGATTTTATTATTATGGATTATGCACCTTTACTTGATAGTGTTACTCAAGCAGATATCCCTGAATTTGCTAGTATAGTAAATGCAGATGGGACTCCACATGATGGTAAAGGTCCTAAATATTTAAGAACAACTGCTAACCATGAAAGATTATTACTTATAAATGCAGCTACTGATAATACTAAAGAGCATTTATTGGGTAAAATGTGGAATATGGATTACAATAAGTTAGTTGCTCGTATGTATAAAAGAGAGGATGGACAGCCTTTAACTAAACCTCAAATACAATTGTTGAAAAAATTAAATAAGTTTTTTAATTATAGTGATATAAGAAGAGGTAGGAATAAGCAAACAGGAAGGAAATTAACTGATAGTGAGTTTTATAACAAGACTAAAGGCATATTGAACTTTTTAAATAATAGCCCAGAGGGTAAGGTAGATATTATTAAGAATTTAATAAAACTTCCTAATAAGAAATTATCTATAGAAGAAATAACAATATCAGATAAAATGACTGCAGATGAGCTCTTAGTTACAAAGCCAGCTGAAAAGATGGAAAAAGATTCAGAAGAAATGAATAAGAATACTAAAATGGTTCCTTGGGGTTATCAGGGGGACAGCCCTATGTCATATACAGATGCTAAGTATCAAAATACTCACTTTACAGCTATGCAGGGGTTTAATAATGGAGAGACTGTAATAAAAGGTTTAAACGATATAATGAAGGATATATTGTCTTCACTTCCTCCTGGTGATATGTTAACAGATGAGGCTAGAACAGCAGCTAAAAATTTCTTAAATAGATTTGACCCTGCTTGGAGAGCTCATTTAAATAAAAAGAGAGAAGCTAGGAGTAAGAGTAAAAATGAATTAACATCTCAACATTATGATTATGATAAAGAAATGCATGAGTTTATGCAACCTTGGTTAAAAGAGATGGATGGGTTAATAGAAAAGCATGGTGAAGTATTTAGAATGGTCGTAACTTACTTCCAGTTCAAAGGCTTTGGTGGAGTTAAGAGAATGAATCTTTTATATAAATCAGATATGCTTAATGGAACAGTTTATGATGCATATATGACAGTATGGGAGAAATTGTTTTTTGCTATAGATAAAAAGAATGGACAGTATCTAATTAGCAGCACAAAAGCTAAGACAACAGCAGACCAAAGAGTTGCAGATATAACAGAGGGGAATCAGTGTGGCTAAACCTAAAAAATGTACAACATCTAGTCAAGACGAGCAAGCAGCTCAGGAACATATTAATCAAAAAAAGGTACAAATAGAACTAGAAATAGATTCTTTAATAGACGAACATTTTGGTAGAGTTTTTGACAATACATCGGCATTAAATACTACAGTTACCCAAAAAAATATAGACAAGAGAAACAATCAAGCTAGGATAAAATATCTACAAAAAAACCGACCTCCTAATTGGTATAAAGAAGTCAATCAATTAAAGCAAAGAGTAAAACAGGATGAGAGAGATTTATCTAAAGCTAAAACCTCATTAAGAGATTTAAAGCAAAAGAAAATAGTAGGCAATAATCTAATTAATCTATTGAAAGAAAGGATGTTGCTGTCTGCTCAAAAGCATGTATGGAATATAGATGTGTCAGACATTGTAAATGTTCTTAAATTATACCTCTCAAATAGAATGGGTCCCTTTAATAGCATTAATGACCTGAGCTATCCTGAATTAAATGCAAAGTATAACATGCTAAAGAAGTGGTTTAAGAATCAGGATGATGGTATAATGCCTACAGGATTTAGAGGACAGGGAATGAAGGCTAGTTATCAATATACTATGGTAGACCCTGCAAAAGTTATCATTATGAATGATAAGTCTTTAAAAGGTTTGTCTCTAATAAAAGAAATACAAGATAACCTCCCTAAAAAATCAGAAAGAAAAAGTTTCTTTAGGAAAAAATATGCCGAAATTCAAGATACAATGTCTACCTTTTTATATAATAATAATATTATATTTGAGAATGATGGTAGGAAATGGGATGAGCTTACTCAATCAGAAAAGATTCAAAACATGGAGAAGATTAATGAGTTTATTTCTGATTTACTAGATGGTAAAGTTAAATATGTAGTGCCTAAATCTATTAAAAATTTAATAAGTCCAAAGAATAAGGAATTGTTTGAAAAATATGCCGCTATAGTTGCCTATGCAAATAATTCTGGATTTAATGTTAGTAAGGATATTCATGAAGTTAGAGATGGTGATGAAGTATATTACTATGTTACTATGAAGAATGTAGATGAGAGTACAGGTAAGGAAGAGTATTATGCATTCTTAGTACCTCATTACTTAGATGATAATGGTCGTACCAAGTTTTATTACCCTGCAAGTAAAAAGGGAGCTAAAAATGGTAAATGGTTAAGTTCAATACCAATAAAAGCTGGTAGTTCAGCTAAGGATATAACTGATGTAATGATTCCAGGATTTAGAAAGGCAGAAGTAGATAAGATATTCAATGGTTACAATAAAAATCAAAGAGAAATTAATGTCAAGGGGTATGCTGATTATAACCAAATGAGTGGAATGGATATTAATCATCCTATGTTCAATCAGGATATTATAAATAAAGGTACTTCTCAAAAATCTGTTGAAAGTATGTGGCTACATATAAAGAAAGTAAGAGAATTACTTGATGAGATATTCCAAGACTGGCAAGAAATGGCTCAAGGGACTTTAGATAGAGTAAGTAATGTTGTTAATACACATGCTGGTTTAAGGGATATAATAATCAATAAAGGGGTTGCTGCTGAAGAGGTTGACGAGAATGTAGCTAAAATATTAAACATATTAGATTTTAGTAGTATGATGTGGATTGACCCTGACACAGGTGAGGTAAATAGTCCTAACATAACTAGTGGTATCGCAGAGAATTACTATCCTACAATGTATGACTATGAAGTTAGTATAGCACAATTGGCTGGTGCGATAATGGGGATAAGAAATGAAATTAGTTTATTAATAGATAAAAGAACACAGTTAAATAATTTAGAGGAAAAAGAGACAGACCCTGATTTAAAAGCTAAATATAAAAAACAACTTATTAATGTTGATAAGAAATTAAAAGAATATGTAGGTTACAATATCACCAATGCATCAGGTGAAGTTGAAAGGAATCCTGGAGTTTTTGAATTAATGACAGCTGAACTAGACTTGTCTTTAGGCTTAATAACTAAAGAGGAGATGCCTGGTCTTTCAGCACAAAGTATGGTGGCTTATGGTAAACACAGAAAGCTTTGGACAAGAAGAATAAAGCCACTCACACCAGGAACTATTTATGGTGGTAAAAGAACTGATGCTAATGTTATTAATGAGATGATAGACAATGTATATGAAACAACTTTCAATAATCAAATAAAAGCTGCTTTATTAGAGGCTATTCCTGTAATAGACCCAGCTGTATTAGATTTTTTAGTGGAAGAAGTAAAGGCTGCATTAGGAAGGCATGATGTAAGAAGTGGAATTATGGGTCTTGATTACTCTAATGAAAAAATAATGAAAGTAGTTAAGAAAATTTCTCCTAATACAAAAATGACTGTGGAAAGAATACATCAATCAGCAGCGAACTTAAGTACAAGAATCTCAGGCTCTTTATTGGGAGTATCAACTGCATTGCAAAATAGAATGCAGGAATTTCTAGGTGGAGTTATTGAGATAGGCCCAATGTGTGAAATGAAAGTTATGGAGATAATGGGCAATAAGGATATGGCTACAGATATAGCTCAACAGGCAGGTGTTCTTGATACCATACAAACTCTCTCTGATGTATTTTTAGGAGGCTTAGAAACACAGCTTACCTTTACCGATGGATTTCATACAACTAAAGATTTTATTTTATTAAAGACTGCTAATTTATCTGGATGGTTAAATTCTAAAAATATTGAATCGTGGTTAATTAGGCTTATTAAGACTAGGGAAGGTGATAAAACTGAAATAACTAAAGAAAATTTATTACATATTAAGGAAGGTGTATTTGAATTAGTCCATGGAATAGCTGATGGAACATTAACAGATGAGCAATTACAAGCATTATATGGGAAGTTATCTAGGATAGCTGGAAAACAATATATAAGATGGTATGCACAATGGGGAATGGGAGCCTTTGGATTAGGTGATACTATACCAGGTCTTAAAGGAGCCAAGCAATACCTATCTATGACAGAGGGTGAGAAGGAAATGAGGACTATAATGGCTGTTAGAGGGTCTGTATTCTATGCTGATTACATAGCACCTGAAGACCAGAGAGGTAATTATACATCTCATGATGCATTAGAGTTTGCAAGAGCATTAGTAAATAATACTCTATTTCAATTCAGCACTCAGTATTTTCCTAAAATCTTTAGAGGCATAGGTGGTATGTTAAGCATGAAGTTTAAAACATACTATTATATGGAATCTAAAAGAGAATTGGAAATACTAAATAACTTTTGGAATATGATAAGGGGATTAAAATTGCCAGATGGTAGGCCAGATAGAGCTAGGCAAATATCAGAATTTAGAAAAGTATTTGGTTCGCCTACAGAAGGTTACCCATTTATAGGGTATCATCCTGATGATGTTTATAGCTTTAGTCTTGAAAAGAATGGACCATATCCTTGGCTAGGTAAGGGAAATAGAGGGATGGATAGTGATTCTGAGAGGTTAAGGAAATTATTTTGGAGCAGGACTATGGCATCTTTATGGCTTGTAGGTACTATTAGTATATTTAGACCTATGAGATGGCTAGGTAATTTTGTTCATAAAAAGTTTCAAATAAGTCCTACTGTTTTAGGAAGGGGTGCTGAATCAACTTTAGCATCTTTAGGATTAAGAGGCATTAGATTGTTACTGGGGAGTTTAGCTTTAGGGATGGATGATGAGGATGAGGATGCTAAGCAATTATATAGAATATTCTTACCTATTTATTTGAATGTTATATATGATTCAATAAAAGGTAAAGGCTCTATGTTTAATCCATTTACATTAACTAGGATAGGGGCAGGATGGATGTCTGAGTCTCTACAGGCTATATACGAACATGCTATAGGCGAGAAGATGGAATAGTTTTCTTAAGCTTATCAAGTTTTTCTAAAACCTTCTTACATCTTTCTATTATTCTCAACATCTCTATTTCTATATCTTCCAACAATAACCTCCTACTTGATTGTGTCTAACCAACTATCAAGTTCGATAGCAACATAGACTTTTGAACGGTTTCTTTTGAATACCACTACAGGTACTCTTCCTTCACAGTTAGTTTCAGCTTGTTCTAAGGCACTCCACACATTCAATTTTTCTACGTTTTTACATTCAAAGCTATAAGGTATTATTCTTTTGGCAGCAGGAGACATAACTATATCCTCTCCTGACATTCCCATTGTTTGGGATTTTATATCATCTTCTTCTAATATTGGCAATTTCTTCCAATTTTTAATAAATATTTCATGTAATTTATCTCTTAAGTGATTCTGTAATCGTCTTCCCTTCGCCTTACTTGACCTTGCTGTCATCTTCCCTCGCTTTCTTTTCTTGTTTCTTCCTGTCTTTTTCTACCCACTTTAAGAAGTCAGCATTATCACCTTTATATTCAATATACTTCATTGTTAAGGTGTGTATATAGTCCATATTTTGATGCATTTGACCTATTCTATCAAAGAACATAGTCATTCTATCATTCAATTCTTTATAAGTAACTTTCCCTGATTTATTAGCCATTATAATCCCATCCTAGATTTAATTCTAGCTAAATCTTCTTTCATTTGTACCATACCCTCAAAAAGAGCATTCATTTTCTCTTCTATTTCATCCATTTTTTTATTATTTGGACTTTTTTCTTCTACTGGAGTAGATTTTGTCTCTTTTTTCTTCGATGCAGGCATAACATACCTTCCTTTCTAGTTTATAAGTAGGGAAATCATCATGGAATATTATTTTATTACCATTTCTTCTAACTTCTGAAAATTTCAAAGGTTCTTCCCATACTCTATTACATAAATTACATAATTTTACAGGGAAATATTCAATTTTGACATTAATATCCCTTAAATTGTCGTATAATCTCGGTTTTGGAATCCACCAAGGGTTTTTAAACTGGCACATAATATAATTTACCTCTCTAGATTCTTTTTATCAAGCTTTTTTATAGCCACTAGCCTTTGAAATTCTATTTTTCTTAACCTCTTTTCCAGAATTTTTTGTTTCTCTGCTTCTAATTCTTTCGGTATATTGCACCTGCATTTTGGGCATATTTCCATCTTTTTTCTCCTTATCTAACTAATTGAAAGGGGGAGCCGACGAGCAAATCGACTCCCCTTAAGAACATTAAGCTAAATGGGCATGACCCAGAGTACTTAACTCTTTATGTAGCTTAATGTGACTACTCATCATACGAGTAGGAGAACAAGTCTTTAGTGCTTCAGTTCCAGCATTATACAATGACCATAGACTGTCGTCTTCAAATTCCTGATGAGAAGGGTTTTTCCATTCCTTTCTCATTATACTAATTTGTGGAGTATTGATAACACCTTTGCCAAATAACACTCCCATGGTCTCCCAAGCTCGCTGGTTGTTAATTGGTACTTCTTTCATTATTTCTTTATCTTCTTGTAACTGAACAAATTTATCGTCACTATTGTATAGTACTTTAAAGATTAATGAGTTCAATTCATCTAAAATATTCCCTGTATGTTTTCTCATAAATGTAACTTCTCCAGTCATCATTAGATTTTCGCATACAAATACTTTAGCTCCTACACATACACCTATAGACATAGATTTATCATAGCTATTTCTAAATCCTATAGACATACCTACTTCATCTTCATCATTTTTAAATGTATATGTAGCGAACATATGTTGTCCATTTCTAGCCAAACCGAATCTCTTAGAATGTAATTCCTTGTCTATAACACGTTCTCCTATAGAGCCTACATTCATAGCTAAGTCGTAATGACTCACTGGTACATATGTATTTGTTGCTTCTGGCATTTCTATTGCTGTTAAGTCATCTAACTTAACTTCTCTTGATGTTATTAATGTAGCTCCCATTATTTTATTCCCCTTACGTATGATTTTTTTACTAATTCAACTCCTGCTATTTCTATTCCTTTCTTTAAATCTTCTAGTATTACTTTCTTTCTAAGCACAGTTTCTGTTTTTTCATACCAATAAACAGAAGGTATCAAGTCTTCATCTATTATTCTTACTGAACCACCTGACTCAGATACTTTTATAGGATTTAAAGCACTATGTTTGGGAAGCTCTCCAGTATTAGAATACATATCTACAGTGTATTGCTTAAGACCTTCTTGCTGCTTCTTTAGGAACTTAACATACCTCTGAGCTTTCTTTATTTGTTTACTAAAGATATCTATTTCTGCTTCCATATCTTGATAGAAGAAATAAATACCATCTTCTTTCTTACTTCTTTCTGCTACAAGTTCATCAATTTTAGCTTGTATATCAGCATCATCAAATATCTCATATTCATTATGTGCTAAAACTAAATCTCTTGTTATTTCGCTGAGCTTCCTAGCCATTCTTGTTCTCCTTATTCTAGTATTAATTCCCCAGTAGGTAAGTTTCTTGTGCTCTCTAACTTACAATTATTAGGGAAAAGTGTTAATGTTAATGATTCTTTCTCTCTATTAGCTGTTGTTTTAACTGTTAATTGCTTTACTAAGCCATCAGGTGTTTTAACTGGACTAAGCGAAAGTATTTTATTTGCATTGTAAGCAATTCTAAAAGAACCTCTAGATGAAGATATATCCATACCTTCTCTCATAGCTGTTTTACTTATTTCACTTACTGCAAATACTATCACATTCTGTTGTATTGCTAGTTCCATTAAAGACTGAGATACTTCTTCTAACTTAGCATTAGCATCTTTTTGTGTAGAAGAGAATAAACCCATATGGTCTACTACAACTATCTCTGGCTTAACTGATAGCATCTGTATCTTCTTCGATAGCTCTCTTGCATCACAAGAATTATAATCAACTGTTAGCCAATCAAAGTCTTTAGATATACCTCTTAGCTTTCCACTTTTATGCATTTCTTTTATCTCATCATCTTCTTTTTCTAAGTGCATTGAAAGGAATCTCTGCCATATTTGTCTTGGAGACATTTCTAATTCAAGAAAGTATGTAGGTCTAGCTAACTGATGCATCCAGTTTTGTAATAGCATAGTCTTCATAGATTTAGGTGGTGCTTGTAAGATAACTACTTCTCCAGGATATATAGGGAAGTCTTTACCATACAAATCACCTAGATTAACTCCTCCTATATCTGAATCATAAAAATCTAACAATACATTTTCCATTTCTTTAGCAGACATAGCTCCTTGAGACTTTTTCATTTTGAATAATTTGCAAGTATTCTTACAATATTTATCCATTACAGCATCAGCACAACCATATCTATTTCCTTTACCTCCATGTGCTTCATAGGCAGAGTTTACTATACCATCTAATTCTTTCTGTGTGAAAGGCTTATTAGGCATATCAACTTTCTTTCTCCAAGTTTCCATTAAAACTCTTACCATATCTTCTGGATACAACCATCGTAACCAAGCTGATAATCTTAAAGCAACTGCATGTCTATTTCCATATCCAGTTCCTTTTAACATATCTGATATACATGGATAATTAGTAGGGTCTGGATTTCTTCCATAGTCTTTAACTATTATATTATCATATTTCTTTATTTTTCTTTTAGTTACATTGAAAGGAGGATTCATTGTCTCATAATCTTCTAGTTGATTATCATGTTCCCTTGAGCATTTAGCAAACTCTAGAACATCCTCTATCTTACCGTGTAATTGATGAGGTTTTAATTGTACTTTCCATAAACCAGACTTGTTATTTCTTGTATTAAGACATCTTATAATACGTGTCTTGTCTGTTACAGAGGGGTCGGCTATTTCAAATATTCCTTTTTCAGTCAGTTCATCTTTTACTTTTAAGTGAAGATTTTCACATGGCTCCCAAGTAAAACATTTACCTGATATTCCTATATGAAATCCAGTTCCACTAAAGTATACATTATAAGTATCAATTCCCAAGTCTTCTAATAATTGTGTCAATGCGATAGTTTTTTGTCTTGCTCTTTCTGGATTATTACCATCTATATCTAAAAGATATTCATCAGGCATATATATTTTTCCATCATATCCAGATAAGCTTTTCTTTTTCTTTATATATTCTTTTACATCTTCGTCATATTCCCATAAGGAATGGAATGTGTCTTTAGCAACATTCATCCATTTAGATACATCTGCACTATCCATAAAATGATGTCTGTTAGCTAAACCAAAGGCAAATTCTCGTATCATATCTTGTTCTCCTGTTGGTTTATAAAGGGGCAATCATTCGATAGCATTGCTCTCTAGACTACCCCTTTAAGGTTATTTAGAATGGTGCATCATTATCAGTTTTATTTGCAACTGAACTTCCTATATTAGGCTGTACCCAATCTACAAAGTATTTTTCTGCTCTACCTTTCCAATAATTAACATCATTTTCTTTGAAGGTATCTAAGGAACCTTTAAATTCTACAGGCACCACTCTTTGTAATACTCTTGAATAACCTTCTTCATTTTTATATAAGTAAATCCAGAGATTTTTATCAACTAGATTAGTGGCTGTGTCATCTATTTTTACAATATGTTCTCCATCTGCAGTTCCGTCTGATACTTCGGTGATACCAGCATTTGCATATCTAAATAAATTAGCAATTGCAAATTCTTCACCTTCCTTATTACTTTTAGCATACATTCTTAAGTTAAAGTTATCTGGATATTCATTAAACCAAACATCTATATACTTAGCACCATTATCTAATGAACCATATGTAGCTTTAGATATATTAACTTTATGCCATCCTGGTTCAAAATTGCCAGAGCTTGTTCCCTTTTTTACAGTCATTGTTATTGCCATTATTCATTACCTCCACTGTTTATTGTTTTTAGACTTAATGTTTTACCACTTCCAGGGTCACCAATACATAATACTTTAGCATTACCCCATCCTTTCTTTTCCACTACTCCGAATATACTAGCATAATCCTGCTTCATTTCTGCATTCAATACTTGACTTCTATCTTTTGCATGGCAGTATCTTTCATCTCTAGCAGTTACCCATATATAGTTTCGCTTACCTGTTTTATCTTTTTCTACTTTAGTATACAGGACAAAGTCAAACCATTTACCTATATCTTCTTTAGTGGAACCTTCTATAGCAGGATACATTTTCTGCAAACCTAGCTCATCATCTTTGATAGGCTTAGCATGAGTGTTCACTATTACACTACACGGTAATTGATTAACTACATTCATGAGGATATCTAATTGATTCTTTATTTGTCCCCATTGTTGAATAGTTAGTTTATCTTTACCTGCCTGTAGTTCTCTTTGATACTTCTTAACTAGCTCTGTACCAGTATCTAAGACTATACAATCCACATCTACACCTTGCTTTTTAACCCATTTAGTAGATTCCTGTGGAACTGTTACAGCTCCTATTTTAACTTCTTCTTTTACTACTTTTCGTTCAAACAGGCTACCTAATAGCTTCTTAAAATCACTGTAGTTATCAAATTGCAACATTGGGTATCCAAATTGGCTTTTGATATCTTCAGGACTTCCAAGAGACTTGTATCCCTGTTCAAAGTCTATATATAAGACTTTCATCGGCACTCCTTTTTTGTTTTGGTTGATTTTTAGACGAACTTTAATTTACATGTTTTCAGTATTTTTTCCTAGAGAAGATTGTATGTTTTCTAGCATAATCTTTATATCAAATATCTCTAGTTTAGTACTTGTCATTTTACCTACAAGTTCTTCTGGGATTTCTGATATATGAGGATGTTCGCTAATGAAATTATGAACCCATTGAAGAGTTTCTTCGCATTCTTTGAAGACTTCCATACATCTATCTATTACTTGCTTTGCTTTGCCATTTTCCATACTCTCTCCTGTATATACGTTTTGTTTTTATCTTATTAAATTGTGATAAATTGGGATAGAACTCCATATCATAACCTAACTCATATCCACAATCATCAAGCCAATCTTCTAAAGCAGCTTTAGTCTTCCCCATTATCTACCTTCCTTACCAGCATCCAATCACCTTTATGCATAGTGTGATTTAATATTTTTTGCTGAACTTCTACATTACTTAATTCACCATCTTCCCATAACTCTTCTTGAGGAATTTCTTCATGGGTAGCTCCCCAATCCTGATTATGAACTACTTTAAATATCATTCTTCACCTCCTGCCCATACTAGTTTTTTACCATAGTCATTAGCTACTTTCTTTAATAAGATAGTAGTATAATGTTTTTTATCTGATGTCATTTCACCTACAAAGCCTTCAACAAATAGATATTCTATAGCATCAAGACATTCTTTTTTGCTTACTTTATTTAGTTGCTTAGCCATTATATTCTCCTAACAACTTTATGTCAGCTTTTCCAAGGATATTGTTTAATCCATCTCTAAGCTCATTTAAGTCATTAAGCCCATATAAGAAATCAAGAGCTTCTTGCTTCTTAGCTTTAATATTAGCAATTTGCCTATTCAGTTTAGAACCCATATTCTTTTCTTTCATAGTTTCTTGATGTAATTGCTTGAAAGCTAGATTCATATCATCAGACTTAGATAATTGAGATGAGTTACTTACAGTAGTATATTTTAAATTATGTTCCCAGCCTTGTTTCTCCTTAGGAAGAGCCTCTTTTAAAGTTTGAACTATTGGTAATAAATCTTTTTCTAAGCTATCTAGTTCTCTACATAATTTTGTATATTTAGCTAACTTAGTATTTACTTTAAGATTATTTAAATATAAAGTATGCTCTCTCTTAGTTATTTCAACTATCTTTGATGCATTAACATATTTGATATCGGATATCTGTTCATTACAAGCATCACTTATTCTTCCTTCGAAGTATTTTCTTTGACTGACTGTTATAGCTTTCTTTTTCATTATTTATCTCCTTGTATGGTTTTCTTTTTATTAATATCTCCACGTGCTATTACAGGAGTCTTGCATCTTCTACAAAACCCCTTTCTTCTGAATTGTTCTATACCATATAATTTGCCGCACTTACATCTTATATGTTTATCTAGATTACTTGACATCATGCCATGTAGTCCATTTATCTAATTTATCAAAGTCAATATCAAGCCATATAGTTGAATTGTCTGATATAGATATTTGAAGTCTATATTCCCTTGCATTATGAGGCATATCAAATACAACTGGATAAATAGTATCATCTGGTTGCTTATCAACATGTCCTTGTAAAAGATTAGTGTATACAGACCTATTTTTATCTGTATCTTCTGCATGATGTGCTGCTTTCATTAGTCCCTCTTTATTAAAGGCTCTTATTACATTTCTCTCAGTTACGGGTATCCCTTTAGTCATTAGTATTTACTCCTTAGTTTTAAGTATCTTGACTGTTCAAGTCTCCAATTACGGACAGACTCCCTTAAGTCATTTAATTCCATTTTTAATACTTTGTTTTCTTCTTTTAGTAATGCTGCTTCATCACAATATTTATTAACATTTTCACGAAGCTTCTTTACTAAGGCTTTACCTGACAATGGTACTTTTTTAGTAGCTGGTAGTTTCTTAGTCATTATTATCTCCCTGTTAGTGTTCATTAAAAATTATAAGAATCTGCCCCACTAGTCTCCGTAAATGGCCGACATCGTGTTTTTGTCGTAGTCTAGGCTTCAAATCCTATCACCGAATGACAGATTCTTAATTTAGTAGAGGTGGCTTGACCCTCGTTAGATAGCATACCGCTTTGTTCGACATCTGCTACACATACCATTTTTCAGGTATCCCTCCAGCCTTATACTGCTACTCTTAATAGCTTTCAGCTTTCCGTATTTTCCCTTGCAGATAGTTACCACGGGCTCTTCTCGCCTGTCAATATCTTTATAATGGAATAATCCATCACCTCTCCCCTCCGACGAGATAAACATCTCTGTTTACCTAAAATGTCTCAGCTATCTCTTTTGCTACTTGTAATACTTCGTCAAAGGTGTATTCTACTTCTTTAAAGTCTACTGTTTTTCTTTCTTTATCTATTTCAACAGTAACTTTCTCTCTCTTTAGTATTATTTTACCATCTATCATTTGTTCATCTCTCTTCATGTTCCCTCCTCAGGGTTTATTTCACCTAGTATAGTTACAAATTCAGGTTTATGTTTATCTACAACATGTTTTACAAAATCATTTTCAGGGCTATTAATAAATTTATCTTTACCCTTACAAAATGGACATTCATCACCAAACTCTACAGTTACAGCATCATTTATAAGTTCATCTAGATTGATTACTTTACTAGCCATCTAAACTCCTCACAACAATAGCAGCTTTTTTCTCATTCTATGGTAGTGCTTAACATCTGTTTTGCGAAGCCTTTCGGTCTACAACCACATCGATATTAAGTTCCTGGAATAAACTTAGGCTAACTTCTCAGGACTGCCATAGCTATAGTTAGCTACTGCTCATTGTTATTTATAATTGATTATCTGGATTATACTCGTCAACCATTTCAGATTTATCAGCCTCGTATCTAGCTACATCAGCTTGAGCTTGAGCATCTAAATCACATTCAAACCTAGTGATTGTCTCTGTGTTAGCTTCTATCACGTCTCTTAAATCCTTAGGCTTAAAATTGTTAGTAAGTATATTGATAAGCAATTGATTGTTTCTCATTATTAGTTCAATGAGCTTAAACATTATACATCCATGGAGTAAACACCGTGCTTACTGCCTGTCCTTGAGTTATGTTTCATCTCCATGTTTATCTTATAACCTCTTTCACGAAGCTCACCAATGATACCACCAAGTCTTATAGTATTAAATTTACTAGGTGGATAACATTGCATTTGTGAGAGTGTCTTACCAGATTGCAAGTGGTCTAAGACAAGCTTAATCTTACTACCAGATGTGAAATAGCCATGTTTATATGTTGTTCCATCTTTCTTAACTGCTACTCCTTTACCTTTATAAGTCACAGTAGAACTTCTATTAGCTTTACCTCTTACTTTTCTAGTTGTACCATCTTTATTCTTCTTCATTTTCTTCTCCTTGTGGTGGTTCAGGGTGACCATACTTAATAGCTAGGTCATTGTCTCGTATTACTTCACTATTATACATTTGTGTTAAGAATCTATTTAGGTCTTGAAGTGGACCAATAGCTTGAGCATTTAATATCATTCTATCGCCTTCTATCTTATGATGTTGTAGCATAAGTCTCGTAATTTCAAGGGCTTGCAGAAGTGATATAGGTTTAAATAGCTTATCCATTGCATCAAACTCATGTTTATCAAGTATGTGTTCAAAGCTATCACCATCATGGTCTTCACCTAATATAAAGTCACATCCATCAAATGGACATGTCTCACCATTACCTAGTTCTAATGTTCCCATTTTATCTCCTCCTTATGATATAGACTATATTCTTTACCATTCCAGAAGAATGTCTCGTGTTTACCAAGCATATCTCTGTGAGTCTTGAAAGCCTCATCAAATGAGTTGCACTCGGCTACATATCTATCTACTATAACCTCTACTGGGACTTCTTTTATCACCTCTATCTCTTCATATACTGTATTAGTTTCTACAACCTCAACAGTCTTGGTTCTTACTGAATTGTAAGATAGCATTATTAAGACTATAGCACCTGTTGCTGCATAGAATATATTCATTTTATCATTCATTGTATTTCTCCTGTTTAGTGTTCATTATCAAATTCTAGTCCCTAAGTAGCCTAGCAGGAGCACCTCAGGGATGGTGTGTATATCTACACTATAGACTGTTTATTAATGAAATGGGTCAATTAAGACATATCATTAACATTCAGCTCCTCGATATAGCATTGTCGCAGTTTCGTGTGTCAGACAGTTGTCCATGGCCAGGCTGCTGAACATCGTGTAGTACTTTGTCCATCTATATCGTATTATGACTACCGCTAAGTAGACTGTAATTTTTTTAACCCAACAGATGGCAACGAGGTATATGCTTACGTTTCAACCGTCGTTTACTTTGTTAGCACCTCTGCATATCCGACTGACACTCCATGCTGTTCAACACTTCCCCTGTTCGTTCAGGCTGTCTTCTTCTTAAGATAATCATTACAATTATCGACAGTACCTTCGGTCGGTCCCTCTACTAAGGATGGCTCATACAGTTCATAGTCTATTGGGTTAAATTTATATTTAATTTTGGAGTATAGGCAGTTTAGAGTCTTACCCAGGACATATGACCACTACAGGATTATTGTAACAATTGTGTAGTGTCAGAAGGGGTTACAACAGGTTCGATAGGAGCTTCTAATATCTCCTCGATAGGATGTACAGCCTCTACCTTTACTTCAACTGGTGCAGGCTCTACTACTTCTTCTATAACTTCTACTGGAGCTGGTACAACAACTGGTGTTGGCTCAACTACAGCTACTTCTTCAACAACTGGTACATCTGCTGTTGAACAACCTGAACAAGAAAACATTAGCCAAGCTACAAATAATATAGTTACAGCAAATACAGCTCTTTTAATGAAGTCTTTATCTATTTTAAACCATTTCATGATGGTTCTCCTTATTTGGTTAATTTACAGTTAAACATCTTAATTGCTACTCTTAATAGTGGATGCTCCTTAACACCCTCTTCAAGGTAATAAGCACAACCCTTGTTTATAATATGTTTTGGGATTGGTTTGTTAGTTTCACCTAATAGCTCGAAGATTGTACATATATTATCATTATTATACTTACAAGACAAGCAGTTTATTTCTTTACCATGAAGTGTTCTAGTCTGTTCCAATACTTTCTCCTTGCCTTAGCTTTGATTGGAGTATCATACATATGTTTCTTCATTAAGACTAGTTTACCATCAACTGTCTTGAAGTCACCTTTAGTCCAGTTTAATAGTCTATATTCATTTCTTGGATAAGGTCTTGGATTGTTATAGTTCCACAACTCATCAATTGGAGTCATTACAATCATTGTACAAATATATATCTGAAAGAATAAAGCAGTAGTCATATCATCTCCCATTCATTTTAAATTTACGTTTAGGATAGGTCATAGGTTTCATACCAGATGTCTGTGTATCAGCCATAACCATCATAGCTAGCTCTTCTGAAGCCTCCATCCCTGCCTCTATAGCACGAAGCCAGACACCTATAACATATCTTCTAGGTTTATTAAAGAGGTCTTCATAACCTATTATATTCTTCTTTCTATAAGCTATTCTTTCTTCTTTATTCATATAATCTCCAATTATTGCAGGACACCAAGACAAGTACGACACGGATGACATAGGAGGAGTCAGTAATGCCCTGCTATTAAATTTGATGAGCCATTAACAAACTAGTATAATAGTAACGACTCACCTAGGTCCTGTTATGCAGGATACCTAAATTCTTTACTCATAATCATTTATCCATACCACTAATTCAGCATATAAATAGAATACACAACCTACAACAAATAATTTAAATATAAAATACTCCATTTATCTGCCTCTCTTTCTTTTATTAGGCTTGGAGTTATCATCACCAGTATGATGCTTACAACTAGGCAGGTTCTTCTTAACATACCAACCTTTAGCCTCTGGTTCATTAGTAGTGATATCAAACTCTTCATCACATGTATCACACATTACTTTAGCTTTATAATACTTCATTTATATAATCTCCTGTTTTAGTCACGTTTATCTCAAATTGGTATAAGTATAGCGTGCACACATAATGTTGGCTGTATGACTGTGTTTAAGGACAAATAAGGGACAACTACTACATAGATATTACCCAATCGGGTCAAGTATGTATCCGAAGCCATCCCTATCTGTCATTCGCATTCCCTTTACAGGTCATGTTTTACTAAGTCTTTATAACTATATAAACCCTGTATAAGAGAACCTCAAAAAGCTCACTAAATAGTGAGCTCTTCTACCTCTCCCATCAAACTAGGGTCATTGAATTCAGCACAGGCAGCTATCTGTTCCTGATTGAAGTAATAAGTATTACCATTATTCACATTCTCAAGTTGATAGATTTCTGTGCCCTCAAGTGTAGCATACCTACCAGTAAATACTACAGTTGCCATGGCTGCTCTGCCATCTATTTTGAATGCTACTAATATTGTAGCTCCTTTCTTAATAGTCATAAAGACTCCTTTCAATAATGATTAGATTGATTTCTAACCAAAAAAAGATAATAAAAATCATCTTTTAGCGGGTACGGTTTGAGATTTAACCCAAGCACTAAAATGCCCCAATTTTTTAGGATTCGGGTCCCATCGCTTGTTTTCAATTTTCTAAATATTTTTAATCTCTATAAGTGTCTATATTACAAGTAGTTAGGAAGCTTAAATAAATATTGCATATTACTATATATTATATATAAATTATTATATATATGAAAAAGATATACAGATTAGTGATAATGTATGATGAGAATGAAGATGACTGTGAATCATTATTAGAGACTATAGATGTAATTGAAGATGATGAGAATATGCTTAGTGAAGCTGACTATGAAGATAAAAATATACGAGATTCTCTTATAGAGCTAGGTATTATGGGAGATGCATGAGAGAGTATGTAGTTAATAATATAACACATACTGTATATGATAGTAAAGAAGAAGTGCCAGTTAATATTAAATACAAAGATTGGAAAGATAGTAAGCTAGGAGACTGGGTATTAGCTGATGATGACTCTATTATACAGGTTATCAGAACAGGTACTATGTTTAGGTCTAAAGGGAAGATTAAGAAAGTAGATTATGTAGGAACTTGTACAGGTACTTTTCTTAAAGATGGTAAAATGAAGATGGATACTGATAGAAGAGAGAATATATACTCATTATCAGGGAAGTTAACATCTAAGGAAGTATTAGAGCAAAGAGAGAATTTAACAGGTAGAGAAGAGCTATTTATACATAACCTTGAAAAGAAGATGAGTCTTAAAGATGCCTATATCAATGCATTTAAGACAAATAATGAGAAGTATGCAGAGACTAGAGCTATGTTACTTGTCAAAACAAAGAGGGTGAAGAAAGAGATGCATAAGAGATTAGAACCAATATTAGCTAAACTAGGAATAGATGATGAGTTGGTACTTGATGGTATTAAACAAATAGCTACTTGTGCTGAGAAAGATTCTGATAGATTAAAGGCTCTCACAGAATTAAGTGACGTACTTGAGATAAAGGATAAGGGTACTAATGTCCAAGAGATTACAGGTATGACTGCAAAGCATCTATTTAGTGGATTCGCAGAGGATGATGTTAGTAATGTGAAGCGACCAGAATTAGATGGATAGGAAGAAAATAGAATCAGTTAGGGTGGAGACTCCTTTTGGAGCATTAGAGAGTGATAGTGGTAATCATGGCATCGATGTCATAACTATAGGAGCTTTCTTGCTAGTAGGATACTTATTAAAGAGGATGTATTTTAAATAATGGCTAATGTTAATTTCCATAATGTTTCTAGGGAAGAAGAGTCATTAAAGACAGCCTTTAACGATATGATAGCTTTCGGCAAGTTATTCTTGCCTCAAGATTATATGAGGAGTGAAACTCCTTGGTTTCATTACCAAATAGCAGATAAGATAGATAATAAGGATATAAAGCAGCTTGCTGTTATTATGCCTAGAGGACATGGAAAGACTGTACTTACTAAGTGCGATATATTAAAAGCATTTTGTTTTAATGGTGTAGAGAAGGAATGGGGTTTATCAGATGTAGATGAGCCATTGTTTTATGGATGGGTATCAGCTACTGCTAAGCTAGCTACTGGTAATATGGACTATGTGAAGACTCATATAGAGACTAATGACAGGATAAAGTACTATTTTGGTGATTTAAAAGGAAAGAAATGGACAGAGACAGATATCGAGTTTTCAAATGGGTGTAAACTCATCTCAAAATCAAACATCTCAGGTATTCGTGGAGGTGCGAAGCTCCATAAGAGATACGACCTTATCGTATTGGATGACTTTGAAGATGAGAATAACACTATTACTCCAGAAGCTCGTGCAAAAAATTCCAACCTTATTACTGCTGTTGTCTTTCCTGCACTTGAGCCTCATACTGGTAGGCTACGTATTAATGGCACTCCTGTGCACTTCGATAGTTTTATTAATAACCTTATTGTCAATTATTCGAAATCTGTTAAGCAAAAAAAGAAATTCAGTTGGGATGTAGTATTGCATAAGGCTATTACAGAAAAGGGAGAATCTCTCTGGGCTAGTTGGTTTGGGTTAAAGGAGCTAGATAGAAAGAAGAAGTTCTATGCTGACTCTGGGCAACCTCACAAATTCTATCAAGAGTATATGATGGAAGTACAAAGTGAGGATGACTCTGTCTTCAACAGAGACCATATCAATTATTGGGAAGGTGGCTTTATGTATGATGAAGATGCTGGTATAGGCTATCTTCTAAAGGATTCTGACCATCCTACTCCAGTAAATATATTTGTAGGAGTAGATTGTGCTACTGATGTTATAAGAAGAGATAGTGATTATAGTGTTCTTATAGTTGTTGGAGTAGATGAGTTTAATAAAGTTTATGTATTAGAATATATTAGAAAAAGAGGATTACCTGTATTAGGTATACCAGGTGATGAGAAAAAAGGTGTTGTAGATTATATGTTTGAGCTTGAAAGCAGATATCACCCTACCATGTTCGTGGTAGAAGATACGACAATGTCAAGGCCTGTATTTCAATCATTAAGGTCAGAGATGTTGAGGAGGAATAATTTTGGAATTAAGTTCAAGGAGGAGAAGCCTGGAACTAGAATGTCTAAGAGAGACAGAATACAAGAAATATTGGCTCAACGATTTGCAGTTGGTCAAATGCATATAAAGAAGGAAATGTATGATTTACATCATGAAATTATTACGTTCGGTCCTAGGATGGGACATGATGATACAATTGATGCCCTTGCTTATGCTTGTAAGTTTGCTCAGCCTCCTATCGGTATCAAACAAGCAGGAGGAAAGCACTACAAATATAAACCAAGAGCAAAAAGTTGGGTGGTCGCATAATATGGATTTTGAAGATTATATAATAGATGTTGAAGGGTATCATGGTACTGGAATGGATAGTCATGAAGGTGGCTCTGAAACAGTAGGGTATGGCCATAAAATAAAAGGCGAAGAAACCTTAGGAGATTTTGTTAATTTTGGTAAGGATGAATTTAGAGATTTATTGAAAAAAGATATAATGGCTGCTACTAATATAGCTATGAAATCTACTAATAATAAATATGGTAAAGGCACTTGGAGTAATTTAGATGAAAATAGAAAGTCTATACTTGTAGATTTTGCATATAATTCAGGTAAAACACCTTGGATGTTTGAGCCTGATACATATGGTCCTAAATCAGAATTTGGGGATGCAGTAGTTCAAGGTAGTTATGAGGATATGATGGAAACAGATTCTACTGGATTATGGAAAGGCACGAGACATATAAGTGGTACCGATAAAGTCTTAGGAAGGAATCAAACTTTAATTGATACTTATATTAAACCTAATATTAAACCTAAAGACACGGAACCAGCTAGTGGTGATGGTCTTAAAAAAATAAAAACAGAAAACAAGATTTTTAATTTACTAGAAGAAAAACCATTGTTTTAACAGGTAACAGGGGAAGCGAAATGGAAAGTAATGGAAGAACAACTACAACATCAAGTCAGCTACTTTATTGGCAAGTGGGGGTGGATGGCATTAGCCGCATTCTCAGTTATGATGTTTCGGTCAACTCTAGAGGGAATACTAGAATCACTAAAAATATTTCTAGGGAACGACCTAAACACAGACGATGTTGTGCATCTAAACGAAAAGCCAGCAAGAGTAGTTAGAGTTGGTATATTCAAAACTATATTCTTTGTTTATGACGTTGGATGTGCAAATGGAGAGCCCTATGTTAAAGGTGGTCGTAAAAAGGCTATACAAAATGACAAGCTCAAAGATTATGAAATTGAGAAACCTCTTCCTATGTTGGATTTATCAGCTTGGGATGATTGCAAGGAGAAGGATGACTAATGGCTAAAAGACAAGATAAGAAAGCTCTTAGAGTAAGGGATATATTTGATAATGTAAATACTGGCAATAGGCAGCAGTGGGAATTTATAAATCAAAAAGGATGTGACTTTGCTCATGATAATCAACTGTCTGCAGATGATAAGGAAATGCTTGAAGAGCAAGGTATGCCTACATTTACTATTAATAGAATTATACCTGTTGTTGAAATGCTTAATTTTTATGCAACTGCAAATAAACCTAGATGGCAGGCTGTAGGAGTAGAAGGGAGTGATAGTGATGTTGCTGCTGTATTTTCTGATGTAGCAGATTATGTTTGGTATCATGCCAATGGTCAATCTTTATTATCTAATGCTATTAATGATGCTGTTACTAAATCTATGGGATACCTTCTTGTAGATATAAACCCTAATGCAGACCAAGGTATGGGAGAAGTGACGATACAACAACCTGACCCTTTCGATGTTTTTGTAGACCCTAAGTCTAGAAGTTTATTATTTGAAGATGCTGCATATATATTAATTAGAAAAATTCTCCCCAAGATTCATTTAATGAATATTTATCCTGAATTTAAAAACAAAATTAAAAAGGCTAATTCTAATGATAATAGTGCCTATAACTATACAGAAAAAGTTTTTGATGAAACTCAAAAAGATTTTAGTCCTAAAGATGTATTAGAAGAATCAACTAATGATATATTGGATGAAGAAGACTCAGGTAAAAAAGATTTAATAGAATATTATGAACTCTTTGAGAAGGAGCAAGTCTTATATGTAAATATGTTCTATAGGATACCTCCTGATATGTCTGTTATAAAACAGATTAAAAAGCAAGTAAAGGTAAGATTACTTGAAATGCAAAAAGAGCATAGTGTTATTTTCAAAGAAAATCAATTAAAAATGCAAATGGCAGTTCAGCAAAAACAAATGCTCCCAGAGAGAATGCAATTGGAGTTAGATAAATTAAAAAGTAAGCAAGAGCAAGAGCTAGCAATGGCTGAAGCTCAATTTACTAGTGAACTTCAAAAAAGAGCATCAGTTACAGATAATAAAGTAATAACAATGAAAGAGTATGAAATATTAATACAGGACAAAAAGTTTGCTGAATTAGTTATCGATGTAGTAGAATTTTATGATACAAGAATAGTTAAAACCTGTGTAGTTGGGGATGTTAGCATTTATGAAAAGTACTTACCTTCAAAAATCAAGGATTATCCCTTGGTTCCTTTTCACTACAAATGGACTGGCACTCCGTATCCAATAAGTGCTGTATCCCCGCTCATAGGTAAACAGCAAGAGCTAAATAAAGTTCACCAGTTAATGGTACATAATGCATCTTTAGGTTCTTCTTTAAGATGGATGTATGAAGAGGGTAGTATTGACACTGAGCATTGGGAGAAGTATGCATCTGCTCCAGGAGCTTTATTGCCACTTAGGACTGGGTTTAATGCTCCTACTCCTGTGATGCCTTTTCAATTACCTAATGCTTTCTTTGGAATATCAGGAGAGGGTAAACAAGATATGGAATATTTAGCTGGTATCTATTCTTCTATGCAAGGTGATACTAGTCAAACTAAGGATATGCCTTACAAGGGAATGTTAGCTCAAGATGAGTATGGAACTCGTAGAGTTAAGTATTGGTTGAAACATGCAGTTGAACCAGCTTTAAGAAAAGTTGGAGAAGTTGTTAAGCAATATTCTCAATCAATATATAAAGCTCATAAAATCTTTAGAATAGTACAGCCTAATTCTATAGCTGAGGAAAAGCAAATAGAAATTAATATCCCAATGTATAATGATATGGGAGAAGCTATTGGTAAATACATGGACTATAGTGCATCTAGATTTGATGTAAGGATAATTGGTGGTTCTACATTACCAATTAATAGATGGGCATATTTAGCAGAATTAAAAGAATTAATGAAAATGGGTGTTGTAGATGATATTGCAGTATTAGCAGAAACTGATATTAAGCAGAAAGATAAAATTGCTGCAAGGAAATCATTGTACTCACAACTTACACAGCAGATTGAAAGTCTTAAGAGTGGAGTTCAAGATAAAGAGGGAACAATTGAAACTCTTGAAAGACAACTTGTTCAAGCTGGTATCAAAGGTAAGATTATGCAAGGTGAAATGGAAGTCAATAGAAAAACAGCTGAAACAAAAGCTGCACAAAGTATTGAAAGAAGTGAAACCAAAGTTCTGCAAAATAAAATTAGGGAAGAAAGTAATGATTATCTCAGAGAGAGTAAAGACAAAATAGAGAAATTATTAAATACCTTGCCTATAGAAGATAAATAGTTTAAATTAACAACTAGTAAAGGGAGAAAAAAATGATAGAAGAGAATACTGGCAACCCAACTCCAACTGATGCTCAGGCAGAAGAAGGTGTATTTGGCTCTGGTGACTCGTTCTTTAATGCTTTGGATAATGAGGTTAATGGAGTCGTAACTGATGATATTGAGCCTCAAGGGGAAGTTCAAGCAACAAGAGAACCAGAAGTAAATCAGGCAACTCAGCCTCAAGCTGACCCTGTAGCAACAGATGGTACTGACTGGGAAAAGAGGTATAAGGATTCCAGTCGTGAAGCACAAAGATTAAACTCTGAGCTTAGAGAGCTCGAAGGGGTTAAGCCTTTGGTTAACTTCATGAAACGAGATAGCGGTCTTGTAGACACTATTCGAAACTACCTCCAAAATGGTGGTGAAACACCTGCATCAGTACAAAATCAACTGAATCTTTCAGAAGATTTTATATTTGATGGACATGAAGCAGTTACGGATGCAAATTCCGAATCTGCTAAGGTACTTAATCAAATGGTAGATGCTACAGTGCAAAAAAGAGTTGGCAATATTCTAAGTAAAGAAAAAGCTGAAGCGGCACAAAAAACCAAAGTAAATCAAAATTTTGCTGAGGCAAAAGAGTTTATGACTAAACATAGTATGTCAGAAGGCGATTTTAAAGAAATGGTTACTGGTGCTAAAAATAGAAAATTCACATACGAAGATATGTACTATCTCTTAAACCGCGATACGGTCGCACAGAATGTAGCTAATTCTACCAAAAACGAGATGCTTGGCCAAATGCAAGAGGCTAGAAGTATTCCTACATCTCAAGGTGGAACGAATAGCACACCTCAGCCAGCTAAGACTGCTGATGATGATATATTTGATAAACTTTCGAGTAGTGATGGAGGTCTTTCAGACTTGTTTTAACCAAGTAATCTCAATAATCGCAAAGGAGATTACAAATGGCTGATAATTTTCAATTATCAAATTTGTCGCCTGGTGCAGACCCAGCTTCCTC